CCGCGTCCTGATTCCTGCACACGGCCGATAGTGTGCGGTCGTGACGACTGAGACATTAACCAGCGGGACCAGTTGGCAAGCGCCGGCAGGCGTAACGAGTGTCCAGGTCCAGTGCTGGGGCGGTGGTGGTGCGGGCGGTGGTAACTCCACCACGGCAGACGGCGCGGGCGGTGGCGGGGGTGGCGCGTATGCCATCTTTCAAGACACCGTCACGCCGGGCAATAGCTACAGCTACAGCATCGGCGCTGCCGGCACTCCGTCCTCCGGCGCGAACGGCGGCAACGGTGGCAATACCACGTGGCGCTCGACCGTCGTCGTGGCGGTGGGTGGTGAGGGTGGTAAATCACCTGTAGCGGGTGCTGCAGGTGTTGGCGGTGCCGGGGGTTTAGCCTCGGCCTGCACGCCGACCACTGGTGCGTTTAGCGGTGGTGCCGGTGAATACGGCATCAACGCTGCAAACGGTCGTGGTGGGTACGGTGGTTCGTCCGCCGGCACTGCGGCGAACGGGTTCAGCGGGCCGACGACGTACAGCACGGCGACCTACCCCACGGGCTCAACCCCCACGGGCGCGGGTCACGGTGGCGACGGTGGCGGCAGCAACACCGCTGCGGGTTCCGCACCTGCCTCGGGCTACGGTGGCGGTGGCGGCGGTTCGGCTGAGAACGTCACGGGCGGTGCGGGGTTCCAGGGCAAGATCGTCCTCACCTACACCGCGACCTTCAGCGGTTCGGGTGGCGCAACGCTGCCACTGCTCACCGCGAGCGGCACGGGCAAGCAAGGTCATCCGGGCAGCGGTGGCGGAACGCTCCCACTCCTCACGGCGAGCGGCGAAGGCTCATCGTCTGAGCCTGGGGCCGAGCACACCGGGTCAGGCGCGGCGACGCTGCCCTTGCCGACCGCGAGCGGTTCGGCCATCTGGACCACGGAACGTCCCGACGACGGGGTGTTCACGCGGCTAGGACTCTCGGGCGCGCCCTCGCAGAACTACGGGGCGTTCACCCGGCGACAGACGCGCGAGGGTGACGGTGCGGCAACGCTGCCGCTCCTGACTGCCTCTGGCGCAGGCACGAAGGCACGGAAGGGCGACGGTGCCCCCACGTTGCCGATCCTCACCGCTTCGGGCGCGGGGACGAAAGAACGCAAGGGCGAGGGCGAAGCCACCCTCCCGCTTCTCACCGCAGCGGGTGAGGGGTTCGCGGGCGACATCGTGTGGACGGGCTCGGGTGCTGCCACCCTGCCCATCCTCACGGCCGAGGGCACGGGCACACGGGCGCTCCTCGGCTCGGGCGAGGCAACGCTCCCCCTGCTCACGGCAGCGGGTCAGGACGCCCCACCGCAGGTCTACAGCGAGACCCCTGCGGGCCGTGGTGGAAACAACAGACGACGGCGCAAGTACGTCATTGAGATCGACGGACGCGAGTTCGTCACGGAATCGCTGGGAGAGGCGCACGACCTCCTCACGCGGGCGAAGGGGGTCGCTGAGACCCACATCGCCAAACAGGTCGAACGTCCCGCGCCACAGAGGGCGAAGTGGATCGGGTCAGTACCGAAGATCACGGCACCCCCGGAGCTGGAGCCCCAAGTCCAGGCCATTCGACAGGTCTACTCAGACGCGCTGAGGGACGCAGAGATACAGGTATTGCTCGCCCTGCAAGCCGAGCACGACGACGAGGAGGCCATCCTCCTCCTGATGTGAGGCGACCAAGCCGCAAGGCAGTCGCTATAAACAAGTGAGTGATACAGGGAAGAGGAAACCCCCGAACGCCGGCAAGGGTCGCCCCAAGGGGGCACTAAACGCCACCACGCGCTCTGCAAAGGAAGCAATCGAGGCAGCCGCAGAGGGGCTAGGGGGCGTCACAAGGCTCATCCAGTGGGCTCAGGAAGCGCCTGAGAACGAGCGGGTGTTCTGGGGCACGGTGTACCCGAAACTCCTGCCGCTGAATGCGCAGGTCTCGGGGAACCTGAGCCTGTCGTGGCCGCTGCCCAAGTCCAAGGTGCCGGGTGCCTGAGTACACCCCGAGGGACCAGTTCCTACCGTTTCACGAGCGGGAACAACGCTGGGCCGCGATCATCGCTCACCGCAGAGCGGGCAAGACGGTCGCCTGCATCATGGACACCGTGACGATCGCGGTGGGGACGGACAAGCGGGCAGCGCGTTATGCGTACATCGCCCCGTTCTACTCGCAGGCCAAGCAGGCGGCGTGGGACTACCTCAAGTTCTACACCCGCGACATCGCTGCGAAGGTGTCGGAGTCGGAGCTGTCGGTTGAACTGCTGAACGGCTCCCGCATACGCCTGTACGGGGCGGACAACCCCGACGCGCTACGCGGTATCTACCTCGACGGCGTGGTGATGGACGAGTTCGCGGACATGCGCCCGACGGTGTGGGGCGAGATCATCCGCCCGCTGCTCACCGACCGTAAGGGCTGGGCGGTGTTCATCGGGACGCCGAAGGGCAAGAACGCCTTCTACGAGTTGTTCCAGGCGGCCAAGGATGACCCTGACTGGTTCACCCTGACGCTCCGGGCCTCGGAGACCGGGATCATCCCCGCCGAGGAGTTGGCCGACTCCCGCAAGGTGATGACCGACTCGCAGTACGAGCAGGAGTTCGAGTGCTCGTTCGATGCGGCGATCGTGGGTTCGGTTTACGGCAAGGACATCGCCAAGGCACGGAACCAAGGGCGCATTGGTCGGGTGCCGTGGGAACCCGCCAAGCTCGTCAACTGCTCGTTCGACATCGGCTACGGCGACTCCACGGCCATCTGGTTCTGGCAGGTCTACAGCGGTGAGGCGCGCTTCATCGACTTCTACGAGTCGAACGGCGAGCCGATCACGCACTACTTGGGCGTGCTGCAGCGTCGCGACTACAACTTCGACACGCTGTGGCTGCCGCATGACGCGGAGACGAACGGCAAGTTCGCGACCGGCAAGTCCATCGCCGAGATCGTGCGTGAGAACGGCTTTAAGGTCCGCATCGCGCCGAACCTGAGATTGGAGGAGGGGATCAACCAGGGCCGGCTGATGATTGCCCGTGCGCTGATCGATGAGAAGAAATGCGCGGCGGGGATTGAGGCGCTGGCGGCCTATCGCTGGGATTACAACGAGCGGCTGGATGAACTCAAGTCCATCCCCGTGCATGACTGGGCCTCGCACGCGGCCGACGCTTGGCGCTATGCCGCCGTGAGCATGAAGGTCGCCGATCCCAGGCCGAAAGCCATCAAGTACGACTTGCGGGGGATTGTTTGAACGACTTTCAGTCACTGCTGCGGCGCGTCGCCGAACTCGAACAACTGGTCGCTGAACTGCAGCGCCAACTGAACGCTCTACAGGAACAACGGAATGCCCGATCTCGACAAACTCTTAGCCGCAATTGATGCGGCCGAGGAGAACGCCTACGGGTCGGACAACGACGGTGGGCTGGCGGCAGACCGGGCACTCCTCATCAACCTGTACGTGGGGCAGAACGTCGATCCCGCCCCTGAAGGTCGCTCGCAGGTTGTCGATCGCTCAGTGTTCGAGACGATCCAGTGGATTCTCCCCTCGCTCTGTCGCATCTACGCCAGTGGGTCGGACTTGGTCTCCGTCCCGCCACTGGGACCGGACGACGAGGACGCGGCCAAGCAGGAAGCGGAATTCATCAACCACGTGATCCAGGACCGCAATCCGTGGTTTGAGCTGTTCAACACGTGGAGCACGGACGCGCTCCTGACCCGCAATGCGTACTTCATGGCCTACATGGACAAGAAGCGCATCACGGAGGTCGAGAAGTACGAGCGGCAGACGGAAGCCGGCGTGGCGATGCTGCTGCAGGAAGAGGGCGTCGAGGTCGTGGGGTCGCAGCAGTACCCCTCGGACGAACCCCCGCAGGTTGACCCGATGACCGGGCAGCCTATGCCCCCGGAAATGCTCTATGACTTGGAGATCCGCCGGGTCAAGGAGAACCGCGAGGTCACGATTCGCGTTCTACCCCCGGAGCGGGTGAAGGTCAGCCAGTACACGCCCTCCTATCGCCTGAACGAGTGCGACTACTTCGAGTTTTACGAGGACTGCACGCTCTCGAAGCTCCGTGCGGATGGCTTTGACGTACCGGACGACATCGCCTCGGACGAGGAGAGCTACGACACCGAGGAGGATCAGGCCCGCGACCTCTACACCGAGACGCGCGACGACCAGCAGTTAGACCCCTCGATGCGCCGCGTCCGTGCCCGGATGATCTGGATTCGGCACGACTACGACGAGGACGGCATCGCGGAGCTGCAGTACGTGCTCCGTGTTGGCCGAGAGATCCTGTACCGGGAAGAGGTGGGCTCCATTCCTGTCGCGTGCTCTGTGCCGTCTCCGTTGCCCCACAGACACATCGGGATGTCGATCGGTGACATGGTCGCCGACATCCAGCGCATCAAAACGGCGATCCTTCGACAGGGGCTGGACAACCTCTACCTCTCGAACAACCCGCAGAAGGTCATCAACCAGAACGTCGTCAATCTCGATGACGTGATGAAGTCCATTCCCGGCGGTGTGACGCGGGTGGACGGCGACATCGACGCGATCCGCTACGAGAAGCACCCCTTTGTATTCCCCGAGGCCATGCAGGGCCTGGAGTACATGGACCAGATCCGCGAGAACCGCACGGGGACGAATCGGTACTTCACCGGCATCGACCAGAACTCGATGAACAAGACGGCGACGGGGATTCAGACCCTGTCCACGATGGCTGCTCAGAGAGTGGAGCAGATCGCTCGCATCCTTGGGTCGGGGATTGAAGACCTCGCCCGCATCGTCCACGAGTTGATCCTGAAGAGCGGCCATAAGACCGAGGTTGTGCGTCTCCGGGGGCAGTGGGTCGAGGTCGATCCTGCGACGTGGCGCAAGCGTGGCGACTTCAAGATCGCCGTGGGCTTTGCCTCGGGCAACAAGGACGCGATGGTCCAGCGCCTGATGATGATCCTGCAGACGCAGATGCAGGCGATCGAGATGGGCATTCCGATTGCCCAGCCGCAGAACATCCACGAGACGGTGATCGAACTGACCAAGGCCGGCGACTTCGCCTCGCCTGAGCGGTTCTGGACCGACCCGGCCAAGGTGGAACAGGCTCCACCCCCGCCCGACCCGCAGATGGTCAAGACGCAAGGGGATCTGGCTGCCAAGGAAGCCGAACTCAACCTCAAGCAGGAGGAGACGGCGGCCGAGATTCAGCTCAAGGAGATGGAGCTTCAACTCAAGCAGTACGAACTGCAGGCGAAGCTGGAACTTGAGAAGTACAAGATCGACAAGCAGGCCGAGACTCAGATTGCGCTCGCGCAGTTCTCGCACGAGTCCGCGCTGATCCAGGGCGAGCAGTCGATCCACGGCGAGCGCGAGAAGGAGAAGTTCAAGGCTGAGTCCAAGGAACAGGCCGAGAAGCCTGCCAAGGAAGCCGAGAGCGCCAAGGAGGACGCCCGCGTCTCCGCCCTCATGGAGGCGGTCAAGAGCCTCAAGGAAACGCTCTCCAAGCCCCGCAAGGTCGTTAGAGGCAAGGACGGCCGCATCGAGGGCGTGCAGTGATCGACTTGGACGAGGAGGGCCGCGTAGACCGTGGCATCCGGGCCGAGCGCCTGCTCAAGGACAGTCTCTACGTCGAGGCGTGGGACAAGGTCCGCTCGGCGATTCTGGACAAGATCGAGCACTCCCCCGTCCGTGACAAGGAAGGGCGGGAGTACCTGTATCTGATGTTGAAAGCTCTCTCAGACGCGAGGGGAGCCGTGGAGCACGTGATGCGTGACGGGAAAGTCGCCATTCACCTCCGCGAGGAGAAGCGTCGATTCAAGTTGTTCAGGTAAACGATGGAAAACGCACAGCCCACCGACCAAGCCCCCGTGCAGTCGATGGAGGATCGGATCGCAGCACAGTTCGGCCTCACCGACGACCAACCGGAAGAGCAGCAGCAGCCCGAAGTCGAGGTTTCTGCCGATGAGGAGCAGACCGAGGCTCCCCCGGAGTCCGACGACGTAGAGATCGAACTGGAGGGTGAGAAGTACCGCGTCCCCAAGAAGCTTGAGAAGGCTTTCCTGCAGGAACGCGACTACACGCAGAAGACTCAGGCCGTCGCCGAACAGCGCCGGATCCTTGAGCAGACCCAGCACGCGATGAAGCTCGCCCAGATGGAGCAGGAGTTTCAGCGTGAGGCGGCGACCGAAGTGCAGCAGTTGCAGTACCTGGACCAGTACATCCAGTCGCTCAATCAGCAGAATTTCTCGCAGATGACGACGGATGAAAAGATGGACGCGCTGCTGAACATCCAGCAGGCCGAGCGTCACAAGGAATCGCTCAAGGCGACCTTGGAAACGAAGAAAGGTGACTACCAGAAGAAGCTGGACGCCGCCGTGGATGAGGCCAAGTCGAAGGCGCGAGAGGTCCTGAAGTCTCAGGGCGTCTCCCCCGACAGCATCAAGGCCATGCGCGACTACGCCAAGAATCTCGGGTTCACCGATGTGGCCCTTGATGCGATCGAGATGGACGTTCGGTCCACCCTCGTGCTGCACAAGGCTCGGCAGTTCGATGAACTGCAGGCAACCAAGACGGCATCCGTGCAGAAGTTGAATGCTCCGGTGGTCAAGCCGGGCTCCTCGCGCCCGATGCCCGACTCAGTCAAACAGGACCTGGCTTTGCGTAAGGCGTTCAAGACCGCCAAGAGCAAGCCGGAACGCGACGCGATCATGCAAAAGCGCGTCGAGAATCTTTTCTAAGGAATTACAGCGATGGCAATGCTTTCAGGCACGACGGTCAGCTACGGCGTGACCTCTGCGGGTGGTATGCGTGAAGACCTCTCGGACGTGATCTTCGATCTCTTCCCTGAGGACACGTGGGCACTGACCCACTTCGACCGTGAGGAGGCCAATTCCACCTATACGGAATGGCTCGCTCAGGAACTGGCGGCTCCGGGTGCCAACGCCCGCGAGGAAGGCAACGACGCGAGCTTCACCTCGCTGACCTCGCCCACTCGGTACGGCTCCTATCTCCAGATCAGCGACAAGACGTTCCTCGTCTCCGACTCGTTGGAAGCGGCGACGAAGGCCGGCCGTAAGTCCGAACTCGCTCGGGGTGCCATCGTCAAGATGCGCGAACTCAAGCGGGACATGGAATATACGATCATGGGCCGCCAGATTTCGACCGAAGGCGGTGCCGGTACGGCCCGCACGACGGCCGGCATCGAGGCGTGGATCGGTGACGCCACGGCGTCGGCCGGTGGCCCGTCGCACGTCGTTCTGGCAACGACCACGTCGAGCTACACGACCCCGCCGGTGACGAGCGGCAAGCCGGGCACGGCCACCACGATCGGCTCGACGCCGACCACGGGTGCCTTCACCTCGGCCTCGCTCAACTACGCCCTTCAGCAGGCGTGGGAGCAGGGTGGCGATGCGCGCGTGATCCTGGCGATGGCCGGGCAGAAGCGTGCGATCGACGCCTTCACCTCGGTTGCCACGCGCTTCGTGGACGTGGGCCGTGCGAACGAGGCGTCCATCACGGGCGCTGCCAACCTGTACGTGTCGGACTTCGGTCGCCATCAGGTGATCCTGAACCGCTACGGTCAGGCGGGCATCGTGCTGTGCCTCGATCCGTCGTACTGGGCCGTGCGCTACCTGCGTAAGCCGCTCAAGCGTGAGCTGGCTCGCACGGGTGACGCGGTCAAGTACCAGATCGTCACGGAATGGGCGCTGGTTGCTCGCAACTGGAAGGCCAACGCGAAGGTCGTGGGCTGCGCCGACGCGTAATGCTGGTGATTGTCGGGCACGGCCCTAGCGTCGTCGGAAAGGCGCTAGGGTCATGGCTCGACGGGCAGACGGTCGTTCGGCTGAAACATGCTGAACGACCGAATGCCGTGGACTGGGGGACTCGCACGGATTACGTCTGTGCGAGTTCTCCCTCGTTCTGGACCGACAAGCGACGACCGGATTTCCCCGATGCGGAGTGCTGGGTACTGGCTGACAAGGCCGTCCCTAAAGGCACGTGGCGCATCGCAGACCGCAAGTGGCTCGACCACTACCGGACGTTCAATCCGTCGTTTCCTAAGCCCTCTACGGGGCTCAAGGCTGTCTTTTGCGCGATGGAGTTCCTGGCCCCGAGTGAGATCGGGCTGCTGGGGTTCGATCGCATCCTGCGACCCGACGTGCCGACCTCGAAGTGGTGGCACGAACCGGGCAAATATCTATATGGCCACGATGCCCACGCCGAGCATCGTTGCCTGACTACGCTAGGCGTGCAGATCACGGAGCTGTGAATGGCTGAGTTCCTCGACTTCGATCCTCACACGGGCATCGCGCATTACTTCTCGCACGACGAGATGACCAACGAATCGAAGATCCATTACGTACAGGACGTGCAGCCGATTGTGGATTACGCCAAGTCCCTCGCGAACAAGGGTGGGACCGACAAGGGCATCAAGGCCGGCTGGTGGAAGTACGCGATCATCCCGGCCATCGTGCAGGTGCAGTTGAAGCAGAAGGGCATCGACTTGAACGACCCCGGCTCCACGAAGCGGATCATCGAAGAGATCAACACGAACTACCCGCACCTGAAATGCACGCAGAAGTCCGACGGCGGCAAGCTCAAGCAGTTTTTCGTGGTGGGCGATGCTAAGTAAGCAGGAACACCGCGACCTCGTTCGCGCCCGTGAGTTGTGGGAGCGCGACAAGGTAGACGACGCATGGGCGCTGGTGCAGAAGCTCATGCTGGAGCACCCCTTCGATGCGGTGCTCTGCCAGATGGGCGGGCACATCTACGAGAAGGCCGGGAACATGCCGGTCGCCTATCACCTGTTCCGCACCGCGACAGAGCAGGATCCCCGAGAGGCGACGAACTGGCTCAACTTCGGCCGGGTGGCCGAGGAACTGTGGCGCACCAGTGAGGCTGAGCGTGCGTACCAGAAGGCGCTCAAGTACGCCAATCGCGACGAGACGATCCGCTGCACCTACGGCAACCTGTCCGCGCTGTGCATCGATAACGCCCGCTATAAGGAAGCCGAGGAGTGGGCGCGCAAGTGCCTCGACCGCTGGCCGGATGATGCGCAGACCCTCGCGAACCTGGGCTTCGCGCAACTCGGTCTCCAGAACTGGAAAGAGGGCTGGAAGAACTACCGCAATATCCTCGGTTCCCTTGCGCGCACGAAGATGCAGTACGCCGGGGAACCGGAGTGGGATGGAACCCCCGGCAAGACGGTCGTGCTCTACGGCGAGCAGGGGATTGGCGACGAGATCAGCTTCGCCTCGATGGTTCCCGATGCGGTCAGGGACTGCAAGAAGGTCATCCTCGACTGTGACGTGAGGTTAGCCAACCTGTTCCAACGGTCCTTCCCGCAGGCGAAGGTCTACGGCACCCGCAAGGTGAAGCCGTACTCCGAGAAACCCCTGAAGTGGATGCCCGAGGATCGCGAGTTCGATGCGTCGCTGGCGGTGGGGCAGATCGGGGAGTACTACCGAACAGACACCTCGGACTGCCCCGGCACGCCTTACCTCGTCGCAGACCCCGAGCGGGTGCTGATGTGGAAGTCGCTGTGGGCCACGAAGAAGAAGCCCGTCATCGGCATCGCGTGGCAGGGCGGTATCCCGAAGACCGGCGCGCACATGCGTCGCTGGACGCTCGAAACCCTGCTCCCGGTGCTGCGCTCCGTCGATGCCCACTGGGTCGTGCTGGAGTACAAGCCGGCCGGTGGTGAGCTGGACGTGTTCCGCGCCAAGTATCCCGAGATCGACATTCGGGAATACCCCCACGCGACGCTCACCAAGGACTACGACGACACCGCTGCGCTCGTGGCCTCACTCGACCACGTGTTCTGCATCCAGACCGCCGTGGCGCATCTGGGCGGGGCGCTTGGGGTTCCCACGTGGGTCTGTGTCCCTCCCTGCTCACAGTGGCGCTATGGCTCCGAGGGTGAGTCGATCCCCTGGTACAAGTCCGTGCGAGTCATTCGCCAGACCAAGGGCCAGTGGAATTTCGCAACGATGGCCGAGGAATTGCGTGCTCATTTCAGCCGACTATCAGAAGCAGCAACAAGAGCTGCATGACACCGGTGGCTATGGGGGCATGGGTCAATCCCCCTATGGCGACATGGTGGCGCAGATGATTAACCGGCTGGAGGTGGGTCACGTCCTCGATTACGGATGTGGCTCCCGCCTCTCGCTCGCGAAGGCGTTGACCGGCAAGGTCGAACACGGCTTCAAATACCAGGCTTATGACCCGTGCGTAGAAAAGTACGCAACACCACCCATCCCGGCAGAGATGGTGGTGTGCCTTGACGTTCTGGAACACATCGAAGAGGACTGCATCGATGAGGTGCTGGATCACCTGATGCGGCTGACGGAGTCGGTGGGGTTCTTCTCCATCGACACCGGTCCCGCAGTGAAGCACCTCCCCGACGGCAGGAATGCCCATGTTCTTCAGCGACCCCCGGAATGGTGGTTGCCCCGGCTCATGTGTCGCTTCGATGTCCAGACGTATCAGGTGGTGTGGAAGGACGACGGCCACTACAAGTTCTACGTGGTGGTCAACGCCTATCCGCGCCAGATAGAGGATACCGACGGAAATAAACTCAGTTGACCATTACCCAGAGAATCGACGCCACCACACACATTCCTGCCACGTACCGCCACCCGATCGTTCCCGCTCCCCGGAGCGTGAAGATCGAGATCACTGGACGGTGCAACCTGCGCTGCTCGTTCTGCTCCCTGAGAACGCGCGACGCGCAGCCGAAAGACGACATGGACTTCGCGCTGTTTCAGCGCATCACGGAGGAGATGAGGACTGCCGGGGTTGACGAGATCGGGGTGTTCTACCTCGGTGAGTCGTTCATGGCCCCGCATCTGCTGATCGACTGCATCAAGTGGGTCAAGAAGCTGGGGTTCCCCTACGTCTTCCTGACCTCGAACGCCTCTCTCGCCAGACCCGAGTTTGTCGAGTCGTGCATGAAGGCTGGATTGAACAGCCTCAAGTGGTCCGTGAATGCCTCCGACCCGGAGCAGTACAAGACCCTGATGCAGGTGTCGCCCAAGTATTTCCACAAGTCGCTGGAGAACATCAAGGCGGCATGGGAAGTGCGAGAGCGCGGTGGCTACAAGTGCGGACTGTATGCCTCGTCCATCCAGTACGACGGCGAGCAGGCCGAGCGGATGCAGGCGCTCTTGAACGAGCACGTGAACCCGTATGTGGACGAGCACTACTTCCTGCCGCTCTTCGGGCAGATGACGCAGCAGACAGAGGAGAGGAGCCGTGAACTCGGGTTCGTGCCGACGGCCGGCAACCAGGGCCGCGTTGGGGCCTTGCGGGAGCCGCTGCCTTGCTGGGCGGTCTTCACCGAAGGTCACGTTACGGCGAAGGGCATCCTGTCGGCCTGCTGCTTCGATGCAGACGGCCGCTTTGGGATGGGAGACCTTACTCGTCATAGTTTTGCCGACGCTTGGAATTCCCCCGAGTTCCAGGCACTGAGATCGGCGCACCTCCGCAAGGACGTGAAGGGAACGGTCTGCGAGGGGTGCATGGCCTATGGTTGAGGCAGGAGGGTTCCTCTGGACCGCTGCCGGGGCCAAGTGGTGCGCTTCTGCGTTGCTGCGGGACGTGGCAGACATCGAGCGTTGGCTCGCCTACCCGATCCGGCGGCGTGAGTGCGTGCAGGCCGGCGCGAACGTCGGGGTGTACCCAAAAGCACTGGCCGCGCACTTCGAGACGGTCTACGCGGTCGAACTCGACCCCGACAACTTCGCTTGCCTCAAGGCCAACGCGATGCCTGCCAACGTGCGGGCGTTTCACGGGGCCTTGGGTGAGCGGGCGGGCAAGGTGGGGATGCACGCATCGCTCCCCATCTCGCACTACGTCGAGGGCAGCGGGGACATCCCGGTCGTCACCATCGATGATTTCGGGCTGACGCGCTGCGACCTGATCGCACTGGACGTGGAGGGGTACGAACTCCCGGCACTCAAGGGGGCGGAGCAGACGCTTGAGCGGTGCCGCCCGGTGCTCGTGATCGAGACGAAGGGGCACGGCGAGCGATACGGCTACAGCGACGAGGACTTGGCGCAGTGGTTACAGGATCGCGGCTACACCTACGCCGAGACGATCGGCAACGACGCGGTGTGGGCATGATCCCGCTCTACGTGGGGTTCGACCAGCGCGAGGCGATTGCCTTCCACGTCTTCGTCCAGTCGGTCGTGGAGCACTCATCCGTGCCCGTGCAGTTCATCCCGCTGCACGGGCCGATGCTGCGACATTTCGACGGCCAGCGAGACGGGACCAATGCGTTCATCTTCTCGCGCTACCTGATCCCCTCGCTGCAGGGGTTCAGGGGTTGGGCCATCTTCGCCGACGGCGACATGTTGTGTCGCACCGACATCGCCGAGTTGTGGCGATTGAGGGACGAACGCTACGCCGTGCAGGTGGTGCAGCACGACTACCAGACCAGTCACCCGAGGAAGTATCTAGGTACTCCCTTGGAGAACGACAACGTCGATTATCCGAGGAAGAACTGGTCCTCGCTCGTGCTGTGGAACTGCGCCCACCCGTCCAACCGGATTCTCTCGCGGGAGTTCGTGGAGGACGCGGGCGGGATCTTCCTGCACCGCTTCCAGTGGCTGCGGGACGATGAGATTGGTTCTCTACCGCTGACGTGGAACTGGCTCGTTCGGGAGTATCCCGATGCCGAGCCGCAACTGGCCCACTACACCCTTGGGGTGCCTGGGTTCGCTGAGTACCGCAACGACGACGGCGGGGAGTGGATGCACACCCTGTCGCGCGCCCTGCACCTGGAAGGCACCAAATGGCCTATGTGACGAACGCCGAACTGCAGCAACTGGTCGCCGAGAAGCTGGGGCTTGTTCCCACCGGACAGACCGTGGCCGCTGACGACGGTGCCAAGATCGGCGAAACCCTCGTGGGATTGCAGGAGCAATTGGCGCAGGAGCGCATCGCGTTCTTCGATGTCAATACCGGGGTGGATCCGGCGTATCAGGAACCGCTGGTCGCAATGGCTGCGGCGCATCTGGTGGACGACTTCGGCATCGCCGAACCGAGACGGTCGCAACTGGAGGCCAAGGGGTTGCTCGGGATGCCGGGGCGCTCATGGGCCGAGCGGCGCATCCGGGCTCTTGCCGATGCACCGACCACGAAGCTCGCGACCACGATCGACTTCACGCCGCAGTAATGCTCCCCGTCGCCTCCTATAACCTGCCCTCGCGTAACAGCGGCAGGCTTCTGAACTGCTGGGCGCAGGCTTCGACGGGCAAAACCCCCGTCGAGGTCGTGGGCTTCCCCGGCGTGGCCTCTGTGCGCTCGCTGGGGGCTCCAGGGCGGGGTTTAGTCGTCTCGGGCGACCGTGTCTACGCCCTCGCTGGGAATACGCTCTATGACGTTGTGACGGGCGCTGCCGAGGGCACCGTTCCGGGTGGCGGGACGCTCATGTTCGCCCCCGTGGTGGGCGGCTTCGTGACCGACAACGGCTACCTCTTCACTGGCTCGGTGACTGCGATCACCGACGTGGACAAGGTGCCGTGGAGTGCGGTCGGTTTTGTCGATGGCTACGTGGTGGCGGTCGAGTCGGGGACGGGTCGCTTTGTCGGTTCAGCATTGAACGATGCGACCTCGTGGGACGGGCTTTCGTTCGCCACGGCCGAAGGCTCACCGGATGACCTCGTGACGCTGGTGGTCGATCACCGGCAGGTGATCCTGTTCGGTCACGAATCGACCGAGGTGTGGTGGAACTCCGGTGCCTCGGGCTTCCCGTTTGAACGCACTGCGTCGGGCTTCATCGAGATGGGATGCCTCGCGCGCTTAGGTGTGACGAAGGCCGACAACTCGGTCTTTTGGCTTGCCTCGGACAGGACGGTGCGTCGTCTGTCGGGACAAACGCCGGTCAGGGTCAGTCAGATCGGGGTCGAGGAAGCCCTATCGTCATATTCGATGCTGGCCGACTGTGAGGCGTTCAGTTTCACGTGGAACGGCAACATCCACGTCGTCTTCCGCTTCCCGACCGAAGGCAAGACGTGGGTGTTCAACGTCACCACCTCCGAGTGGTGGGAGTCGGACATTCCCATTGTTGCGGCAGCGCAGCTCCAGGGCCGCACCTACGTGCAGCACAGCAATGGAACCGTTGGGTATCTCACCGAGAGCGTGCAGACGCAGTTTGGTGCCAATCCTCGGCGCGAGGTGACGTTCCAGAACCTGTATTCAGGTCAGGCGCGGGTCTTCTATAGCCAAGTGGATTTCGTGTTCCGCACCGGGACAGCACCGGCTGGAGTCATCCCCCACGTCTCGCTCGACGTGAGCCACGACGGCGGCAATACGTGGCACTCGCTCCCGGTCAGGGAGTTGGGGCGCACGGGTGAATACGCGCACGCCGTCCGCTGGAATCGTCTCGGAAGTGGCAGGGACACGGTGTTTCGCCTGTTCTGTGGCGATGCGGTGCCGTTCCACCTGATCGACGCGCAGGTTGATGCTGTCGGAGGCGCGAAGTAAATGGACGGACCTCCATTTGGCTTGCCCAATGCGCTGTATCGCCTCGGCAACCCCTACGGGGCCGCGAACAGCATGAACGTTGGTCAGTTCGGCGCACGGCCGGACGGCACGCAAAAGGGTACGGGGTGGCTCGGGATGCTGCCGCGCCCAGATGGCGGCGTGTCCACGGAGTTGTCAGCGGGCGTTGAGATTGGCGGCAAGGAAACGCTGATTCCCCTGCTTGTGCCGACGCTCGCGCCGGACGAGGTCAACTGGTTGCTCAAAGCCGCTGAGGACGACCCGCAGTTCTTCAACAAGATGCCGCCGTCAATTTTGGACAAGGCCGTGCAGCACGCAACGCAGCGCATCCATCTCGGCCTTAACCCGTTTGCCAAATGACCGACCTCCGCAAGCATCCCCTCCCGTACCGCACGGGGAACGTGACGTGGGAACAGTTGGACGTCGTGATGCGCGAAATCCTCGCCCGTCAGGACGTGCGGAACCCGCGTAACGACTTCGCTGACGGGATCGTGGCATCGGGTACGGGGGTGACACTGGGCACTGCCGCGCTCCCCTCGGGCCGCACCGTCGCCGTTCCAACGCTGTTCCAGTACATCGGCGACACGGGGAGAGCCGCAAGCCAGCGGTTCGTCTACCCCGTGCAGACCGCGAACAAAAACAGCGTGCAAAGCACCTCGACGGTGCTCACCTCGACCTCGGGCGCATCGACCTCCACGATCTCGATCGCCGCGCACTCGGTCAAGTTCGACTTCGGCTCGGTGAGTTACGGCAGCGGCAGCATCAGCGGGCTCACGCCGGAGACGACCTATCTGGTCTACACCGACGACCCGACGTACGCGGGCGGGGCTGTGACCTATCTTGCCACGACGAACCCCGACAACCTGATCGCCTCCGGTCGGTATTACGTCGGCTACATCATCACGCCGATCACCGGATCGAGCGAGACGATCTCTGCTGCGTCGAACGCGACCCCGGCGGTGTTCACCACCTCGACCACGCACGGCTGGTCCACGGGGCAGAGCGTCACGTTGGCAGCGTTGGCCGGTGGCACGTGGGACACGGTCAACGGGACGTACACGATCACCGTGACAGGGGCATCCACCTTCACGACCTCCATCGACGGCGCAGCGTTGGGTGTCTACACGCCCTCCAGCGGCACGGCGACGCGCGTCACCACCGCAGCACAATCCGGCGGTGGTGGTGGAGCGGGTTCGGGTGGGGGTGGTTCTACCGGCACACGTTGGGACGGGCTCTCGAACATTCCATGATTAAGATCACACGCATCACTGCCGACGAGCACACGGACCAGAAGTTCCTCGTGCTCGAGGGCTCCGTTGAGGGTGTCCCACAAGTCACCAAGCGGCGCTCGATCAACGTCGCCGCACTCGTCTCGGGGGACTTGACCCTGGAGGGCGAGAAGGCCGCATTGATTGCGGATGTCGAAGAATACCTCGCGCGCTGGGGCGCGTTGCAGCAAGCATTGCAGGAGCTATAAATGGCATTCGGATGGGATGACGCAGCCTTACTAGGTGCTAGCGCGATCGGTGGCATCACTGGGGCGCTCGGTTCCAACTCGGCCGCCAAGGCGCAGGAGGAAGCGGCGAAGCAGCAGGCAGAGGCCGCTCGCAGGAATCTGCTGTACCAGACGCAGTTGCAGGAGCCTGCGCGCTATCTCGGCTACAACGCGATGCAGGACTTGAACGCGGAGTACGGCTACGCGCCGGCCCCGTACACCTCCGCCTCGCAGCTCGCCGCCACGGTGAACCCGCTCAAGTCGAAGCAGGTCGTGAAGGCGCTGCGGCAGGGGATTCCCCTAGAGCAGATCATGCAGATGGGCTCGACCAAGGGGCAGTTGAACCCCAAGGCCACCCGGCGGCTCATCAAGGCCGGGCTAACCCCCGACCAGATTCAGCAGTTGTCAGCCGGTGGACGGATGCCCGGCGCTCCCGGTGCCCCGCAAGCCGCCGCTCCCGCAGCCCCGCAGGGCCGTGGCTTCATGGCCTCGCCTGACTACGCCTTCCGCCGTGACGAGGGACAGCGCGACATCGGTAACTCGTTCGCCGCGAGGGGCGGCGCTGCGTCCGGTAACGCACTGCGCGCACTGACGGAGTTCAACTCCGGTCTCGCCTCCAGCGAATACGGCAACTGGTTCAACCGTCGCGCCGCAATGGCGGGGATCGGGCAGACGGCCACGGGCGCGCAGGGTCAGGCGGGCCAGAACTACACGAACGCGATGATGGGCTCGCAGCAGCAGGCTGGAGACGCACGGGCGTCGGGAATCATGGGCGGGGTCAACAGCGTCACGGGCGCACTCAATTCCGGGCTCAACGCCTGGATGATGAACAAGTACATGAGCGGTCCGGGTGGTGGTCTCGACTGGGGCGTTGGTCCTAAGTCTGGATGGGGCGGCTGATATGGCACTCGATCCCATGATCGCACGGGGCGTCGCCCCCATCGACGTGACCAACACCCTCGCGCAGGTCGCCGCATTGCGTCAGCGCGATCAGTCGCTGCAGCAGGATGCCTCGGCGAATGCGCTGATGCGGGAGCGGTTCCAGTACGGCGTGCAGCGCGACCAGACGGAGGACGAGGAAGACGAACTCGTCGCCGACCACCTCCGCAACGGGCGGATCGAGGAGGCGATGGCTATCGACCCCGAGAGCGCGCAGATGTGGATGCAGGCCAAGGGCATCGACCCGCAGAGCGTGTTCCGCAATAAGCAGTTGGAGCAGGACCAGTCGCAGCACGCGGCAACGCTCCAACAGCGACAGGCCGAGCAAGAGGCCGAACAGGCATACCGCAGGCAGCAGCTCGCGGCAGACCAGTCCTACCGTGGGCAGCAGCTGGCTCTGGAGCGCGAGAAGGAAGCCCGCTTAACGTCAACGGCGGGGGCCAAGACTGCCGACAACCCGCTCGGGCTCAATGACCGCCAGAAGGCGGGCATGGGGATGCAGCGCGACAACGCGATCATGTACGCGGCGAGTCTCACGGGAACATCGCGCGACGAGATCGAAAAGATCCTCGCGACCGAGGGACCGGAGGGCGTCGAACGCCTCGTCAAGGAAAAGGGCAAGCGGGGGATGCAAGGCGCGTTCGCTCGCGTGCTGCAGTCCTTCCCGCTCGGCAAGACCATCGTAGAGGCGAAGAACGCTGACCTGATCGCCCCTGCCAAGGGTGGCGGTGCAGGTATCGCGCTGCTGCAGAACCCCTCGGGGCCGGTCGCAACGGCCGACTTCCAAGCGGGCGAGGCGCAGTTCCCGAATGCGACCTATCCGCTGGAGACGCAGGCGGAAATGCTGCGCAACCTGCTCAAGGACGGCTCTGCGCCAACGCAATCGGCCGATCCGCTCGCGCAGCACGCCGGCAAGGTCATCCGTCAGGGCAACAAGCGGTATCAGGTCATCCAGGGTCGGGACGGTAAGTTTTTCGCGCAGGAACTCGGCAAATGAGCTTCGATCCGTCCCAGCCGTTTGAAGTGGAGGGCGGCGGGGGCTTCGACCCGTCCCAGCCGTTTGAGGTTGAGGCGAGCAAGGGACCGACGAGTCGCCCCACGAACCCGAATCGCGGCAAGTCCAGGGCCGAAATGGTGTGGGAGGGGGCTAAGCGGTTCGGTCGCGATGCGAGCCTCGGCGCTACTCAGTTAATGGCGAGCGGCCTGTCGGCCCTCGGCAACGAGCGGGCAGCGGGTCAGGTCGGTACGCTGGAGAACATTGCGGAGAACCGCAAGCTCGACCCGACGCTCCGCTCAGGCGCTGCACAAGCCGGCTACACGGGCGCAGCACTGGTCCCGGCCGTCGCCTCGGCGTTCATCCCCGGCGCGAACACGGTGCTCGGTGCGGGGCTCGTCGGCGCTGGCATGGGTGCGGTGCAGCCCGTGGGGGAGACCGACAGCCGCCTCGCGAACTCCGCGATGGGGCTCGGTGCCGGCATGGCGGGACAAGGTGCGTTCAACATGGTTGGGCGCATGGCGCAGCCCGTCAAGCACGCGCTGAACCGCGCTGAGAGCCGCGCTGTGCAGCTTTTGAAGGATAAGGGTGTCTCGCTGTCGGTCGGGCAGCAGACGGGCTCACGGGCCGCTCAGGCAGTCGAGCGCACGCTCGCAGACAACCCGGCGGCGGCTAACGCGATGGGCCGGCAGGGGCAGCGGTTCAAGGAAACCTTCACCCGTGCCGCACTGCGGACGGTCGGGGAGAATGCAGAGGGGGCAACCCCGGAAGTCTTGGGGCGTGCTGCCACGCGGATCGGGCAGGTGTTCGATGACGTATCCAGCAAGTACGCGCTGAACGTCTCGGACCCCAGGATCGCCGCCAAGCTGACGCAGCTCGAATTCAAGGCGGGCGACGAACTACTGAACGACCCCCGCATCGCCACGCAGATCGGTAAGGTGCGGGATGCCGCAGCGCAGAACGGCGGCAGACTCGACGGCGTCGCCTACAAGAATCTCAAGACGACGCTCGATAACCTGTCAAAGCAGCAGAACGTCGGCCCGTATGCGTCTGAGCTTCGCGAGATCCTTGATGATGCGCTGCATCAGGCGACCAAGGGCACGAACGACTTTGCGCGCCTGAAGCAAGCCCGCTCGCAGTATCGGAACCTGCAGGCGATTGCGGACGTGGCAGACACGACCGCGAACGCCCAGATCACCCCCGCCGCACTGGCCCAACGGCTCAAGTCGAGCAAGTACACCAAGGGCTCGATGCGGTTCGGTAAGGGCGACGTGGAACTGGCGAGGCTCGCTCGTGCCGGTAGCACGGTCGCCGATCGCTTCCCCAACAGTGGCACGGCTTCCCGCGCGATGGGGCAACTTGTGGCTCCCGCCGCACTCGGCGCGGGCGGCTACATGATGACCGGGGACATGGGAACGGCAGCGAAGATTGCCGCAGCGACGTGGGCGATCCCGAAGGCGGGCGGTGCCCTGATGGCTAATCCGGCGGTGCAGAACTACCTGTCGTCAGGGGTTTCGCAGCCGTTGATCCGTAATTCGCTTCTGTTCGGGAGCGAGGCCGGACTCGGCAGCATGGTTCCGGCGTACCTGCTTTCGCAGGAATGACCTAAGCCAGCGGACCCCGTCTACCAACGCCAACTTCACGAACGGCGCTAGCAATAGCGCCCAGATGATTTCGCGCCTCATTTACGGGGCTTTATACGCTTTTCCCTTGAGGATCGCCAATGGCCGGCACGCCTTACATTCCCGTCAGACAGGTTCGCGTCAACAGCACCGGCCGCCCCCATGCAGGGGCGAGGGCTTACTTCTACGATGCCGGCACCACGTCCGCCCGGAGCGTCTACACCTCCGCCGCGCGGACGGTCGCACATACCAACCCCGTCGTCGCCAATGCCGCCGGGCTGTTCCCCGCGATCTACCTGGACCCCGCCTACAACTACCGCTGCATCACGCAGACGAGCGCCGGGGTGGCAATAGACGACGAGGACAACATCCCCGGAACGAGCGTCACTGCAGACCAAGTGGGCCTTGCGCTCTACCCCCGCACCGACACCGAGGTCTCGGCGGGAGTCACCCCGGTCAATTACCAGTACCCGCCGGGCAACGTGCGCCGCTACGGGGCCGAGGGGGACGGCACGACGGACGACACCGCTGCATTCCTTGCCGCCTCGCAGTCAAGCGCCAACGTGGACGTGCCCGACGGCACCTACTACGTGGACGGGCTCGTGGTCGGGGAGGGCGTCCACATCTCAGGCGCGGGCACGATCAAGACCGGCAGCGAGGAGTTGATCGCGCTCCCGATGGTCAACCTCCGCCGCGACGACTCCGTGATGCGGGTCATGTTCGCCGAGTCCAATGACCTCGGATGGGAGGAGATGCTCGACATCAAGGCGTGCGGGTACAACACGATCATGGTGTACCTGTGGCACGTCGATCTGGACGACGTGATCTACAACGCCGAGGCCGTGGGGCTTAAGGTACTGGTCCACTCGCGCATCGTCTCGGGCAACATCGCACAAGCCTCGACCCTTGCCGCTGCGGCGACTGCCTACGACGCCCGCCCCTCGGTCGTGGGCTATTACGTGTTCGATGAGCCGGTCGGGAACAGCATCTCGGTCGGGGATCAGGACACCGTCATCACGGCGTTCCGTGCGCTCACGTACAAGCCGCTCTTTTGCGCCGAGTTCACGGTGGTCTATGCCACCACCGGCTACCTGTCGGAGAACTACGACGGCATCTTTATCGACTCGTACTACCCGACCTCCTCCAGCACCGCGAACGATTCGCTCGCCGCGTACATCCGCTGTGCGGTGGCCTACGGCACGACGGCCCAGCGGGCGCGAATCATCCCGCTGGTCGGGCTGTTCAACGATTCCGGGTTCACCAAGTCCACCACGCTCACGCGGCAACTGGCCGAGACGCTGGTCAAGTTCTCGAAGGACGGCAGCTTCGGCGCGTTCTGCTGGAATGCGGGCACTGCGGGCACCTACGAGGGCATTCGCAACACCGCCGTCTATCGCGCGAGCGCCAAGCGGCTCGGGGCCATTGCGAGCGGGCAGAAGCCCTACACCATCGACCTGATCCCGATCGGTACGCAGTTCTCCTCCTCCAACGCGCTCGATCGGCGTTGGGTCAACTGCGTCGATGGTGCATCCCCGAACGTCATCGGGGAATCGAACCTCGTGCCGTGGTACGTCGCAGACGTGAACCTCGCCACGGACGACCGCGAGCAGGACTTCACAGACAACGGGCTGATGCTGCAGGGCACCTCGGGGCAGGTCGGCTTTGCCGGTGCGCCCTCGGGAATTTGCTGCGGCATCCTGTACTGGGATGACCGCGACGTGACCGACGACGACTGCACGGTTGTCCTGGGCTCCTCCTCCACCAACGGTTACACGATGAGCGAGGAAATCTCGCAGGCCATCGTGAACGGTGCGGGCGCTGCGTTCTACGGGCAACTCGATTCGGGTGGGGACTTCTGGAAGATGCCCGTGTTGCGGGTGGACGTGGATAGCGCGGTCGCCTTCCCGTACTGCTTCGTCAAGGGATATCTGGCCTTCACGGACGTGCCGGAGGTCAACTTCTGATGAACCACCATGCGGCCTTTTTCACCGTGAGCCTCGCAAGCCTGTCGTGGGTGGACAAGATTGACTTGGTGCTCCGATGGGGCGCGGCCGGGACGGCGATCGTCGTGGGCGTCATCACGCTGTACCAGCGCCTGAAAAAGTGACCCCGAAAGAGATCATCGCCGCGACGTACGCGCAAGTCCTCCCCGGCAAGTTCCACTCCCCGCAAGCCACCGTACTCCTGCACGCCATCGGTCTGCAGGAGTCGCGCTTCGTCCACCGCAAGCAGATCGGCGGGCCAGCGACGGGGTTCTGGCAGTTCGAGCGTGGAGGGGGCGTGAGAGGCGTTCTCACGCATCCGTCGAGTGCCAAGCACGCCGCTGCAGTGTGCCTGCTTCGCGACGTGCCGCCCTTCTCGCCGGACGTGCATGCGCGGCTCGTGGACGACGACATCCTAGCCTGCGCCTTCGCGCGCCTGCTGCTCTACACCGATCCCCGTGCGTTGCCCGCTATCGGGGACGTTGAGGGGGCGTGGGACTGCTACATCCGCAACTGGCGACCGGGTAAGCCGCACCGGCACACCTGGGACGCGCTCTACACAGAGGCGAGCAAGTGACTACAAAGGTGGTGGACATTGGCGAGGAAAGAGAGAAGCGCAAGGAACTCTGCCTCTACTGCGGAGCCGACCCCCACCCGACGCAGCTCGCGTGCCCGCGCATCCTCCACGTCGAAATCGATCCCGAGTTCGGCGTCATCGTCGGCATCACTTTCCGTCGCGATCTGGCCCGGCCAGACCCCGTTTGACGACCTGCCCGACGAGGATTTCGAGGACGACGTACCCGAGTCCGACGTTTAACCCCGCATTTCGCGGGCACACAAACACTATGTGAAACGCATTTTAGTGGTTCCTGACACTCAGGCTCGGCCGGGTGTCCCGCTGGATCATCTCGACTGGGCCGCCAAAGCAATCGTTGAGTACCGCCCGGACATCGTTGTCCACATGGGCGACCACTGGGACATGCCGTCCATGTCGGCGTGGGAATCGCCCGGCAGTTTGGCGACAGAGGGCGCGCGGTACGAGGACGACATCGACACCGGCAACGAAGCCTTCGAGCGTCTGTGTCTGCCGATGGAGAAGGAACAGAAGCGCCTCGCCAAGGGCCGGCGCAAGCGGTGGAACATCGAGAAGCATTTTCTATTCGGCAACCACGAGGACCGCATCGACCGCGCTCTACGGAAAGAGCCGAAGTACACCGGCATGATCGGCCGGCACCACTGCCTCACGCGAGACTGGCAGCGCCACGAGTTTTTGGAGGTCGTTCCCCTTCAGGGGATTCTCTTCTCGCACTACTTCGCGAATGTGAACTCGGGCCGACCGATTGGCGGGTCGATTGACACACGCCTGAACAAGATCGGCGAATCGTTCGTGCAAGGGCACGAGCAGGGGTTCCTGTACGGGTGTCGGCAGTTCCCGTCCGGCAAGACGCGCCACGGGCTCGTGGGCGGGTCGTACTACCTCCACGACGAGGACTACAAGGGCCGGCAGGGCAACGGTCACTGGCGCGGCCTCGTGGTGCTGCACGAAGCGCACGACGGGGACTACGACATTATGAAATTGAGCATGCCGTACCTGCGGCAGAAGTACGCATGACTTCGCTTGTCGATGAGATCGTCGCGGCCTTGGTCAGGCACCCGCCGCACACAAACACGCCGCTGGAAGTGCTCGCGCAGCACATGGTCCGCAGTCTGGACCTGTTCGAGCACTCGCTGATTGAGCGGGCCAACCATCCGTTTTTCGCCCCTGGCCGACAAGGTCAGCCGGAGTATCTGTATGCGCCGCGCGATAAGCCGATTGACGTTCCTCCTCCTGACCCCCGTGTTCCTGATCTTGCTGGGGATCAGTGTGGGCTGTATCGGGATCAATTACGCCCTTGCGCGGATTGTGAGGGGGATTGACCAATGACCCCTATCGTCGGCGGGCTCATCCAGGCCGCAATCTCCATTATCGACAAGGTCATCCCCGACCCGCAGGCGAAAGCCGCCGCGCAGCTCGAGCTGCTGAAGCTCAATCAAGCCGGGGAGTTCCGCCAGATCGAGGCCGACCTGCAAGTGATGCAGGCGCAAGCCGAGATCAACAAGGAGGAGGCCAAGTCCCCGAACCCGTGGGTGTCGGGCTGGCGTCCCGCCGCGGGCTGGACGTGCGTCAGCGGCCTCGCGTACATGGTGCTGATCCGCCCGATGCTGCCGTGGCTGCTGCAGGTCCTCGGGGCGGATGCGCCGGGATTGCCGCCGGTGGAAACGGAAGTGCTCTACGTCCTGCTCGCCAACTTGCTCGGGTTCGGGGGATACCGCACGTTCGAGCGTGTCCGGGGCAAGGCGTGAGCCGCCTACTGTTGGCGCTCGCGCTGCTGACCACCACGGTCAGTGCCGCGACCGAAGACGATGCGATGACTCAGGAGGAGTTCCGCTTCGTCTGCCGAGCACTCGGTGTGATTGGCTACAAGGTCCAGTGCCGCAACCTTCGCCCGCCTACCGTAGTCGTGTCCAAGATTGTCGGCGATGTAGCGGTCCCGCCGGGGGTCCTGCTTCGGGGCGTCACCTATGACGACGAGGTCTACATCTTCGTCAACCCCGCCCTGTCGCGCGAGGAACAGCGCGTCGTGGTCATCCACGAGGCCGTCCACTACGTCCTTTTGCAGACGTTCGGCCCCGCGATACCGGATTGCGAGAACGAGGCGGCTGCGCGAACTGTGCATCGTCTGTGGCAGGGGCTGCCGCCGGATGAGTCTTGGCGGGTTCTGTACGGCTGTTAGCGCACGTACAGCGGAACCCCTCCCACCATTCGCACCCATCACGGTGATCGCATGACCCCCAGCCAGAAGAATGAGTTGTACCGCGCAATCTTTATCCTCATCCTGGCGGCGGGGGTTTCTGGCGCTACTGCTCGCCTGACGATTTGTCCGCTGTGCCAGTGCCCTCGCATTTCCGGCACTGATGCTGCAGTTCATCCGCGACGTACTCAAAGCCGCTCCCGCCGCAGACCCAGCATAGAGTCGCAGAGGGCTTAGACGCTGCTATCTCGGCGTCTACAGCCTGCCCAAGCGTCATGCGCCGGTTGGACACCACCAGCGCCCAATTGCGCGGGTTGTCGTTGGCGATGTGCGCGTGCCGCTCGAAGTGCCGCCAGCGGGCGGCGTCCCTCGCCTCGTTGGCTTGCACGGCGGGCGGTTGATCGGCGGGCTTATCCGCGAGCATTTCGAGCGCCCTGCCGAAGAAGCCATACCCACCTAAACGAGAAGCGCCGGACGGTTGATCCGCTGCGCCTAGCACCTCGTCAATCACGCCGGGGTAGGCGACGTCGCGACTTATGAACGCGGCCTTGCACTGCCGCACGACGGCTCGCAGCAACTCGATCTCGGTTGCGGCTTCGTGGCAGATGGCCCGCTGCGTCGTGACTCCCTTGAGCCGTTCTACGATGTCAATCATGGTTGCACCGGGGACTGTGGTTCCGAAAGTCTCACGGTGCCGCCATCCATATCGAGCGTCCACCTTTCGCCGTCCTGCACGTTGTTAAAGTCGAAGTAGGCGAGCGGCTGCTCCTTGCGGAACCAGCGCCACCGCATCAGCCACCGAGGCAGCCAGCGGAAGCGTGGCCCCTCGCCGCAGAGCATGGCGTACCTGACAACCATCGGCTCGGTGGCCGGTGGGAATACGATGTCGGGCATCACTTCACCTCGGACACGGTTACAGCGGCTCAGATGATGACGGCGGGGCCGTCAAGGTCGAAGAGCGTTTCACAGAACACGGAGTCCCCGGCCGACTCCACGATGCGCGCGGCGTAGCCAGTCTGCGTCCCGATCAGAACGCGACCGACGTAGAACGACGCCACAGGCTCGTGCGGGTCGATTCGCACGGCAGTGCCGACGATCTGTGGCACGCGCCACGTCTTCGGCCTCCAGAAAGCCCACCAGCGCCACGCCGGGTCCGGCATGGTCACTTCCTTGACCCAAGCACGCGACCGCGCCTGGACGTGTATAGGGCGCGAGGTCTGAATCGCCAGATTCGCCCACGTCTCATTCACCACGTTGCACCTCTGCTGCGCTGTCCGCGATTCTCACGATCCCGTATCCCTGCGCCTGCAACTCCCGCAGCAGGATCAGGCCGCGGTCGATGTAGTCGCCGCACCTCGGGTCGTCGGCAGCCTTCCTGCACGCTTCCCCGAGCCGCCACGCATCGACGTTGTCGGTCGGCTGGTCACGATAGGTGTAGACCTTCATCGAGGCACGTCTCCGCTATCCGTGGTCCTGTCTCCGCTATCCGTGGTCCTGTGCCATGTAGTCACGTTCTTCCATGTCTCCCTCGGGATCAGCACGACGTAGTGCTCGTCGCGATAATCATCGACGACGCAGTCAGCCACCGCGCGCAACAACTCCAGTGGATCGCTCATTCGACACCTGTCATCCGTTGTGCAATGCACCCCATTTTGGCAATCTCTCTGGAAGGCGTGCGTGCCGATAACCAGTTCATCCGGGCGCTACCCGTCATCTCTTTAAGGCTGATAGCGACCATGCGGCCCTTCCTGCGCGCCGGATGGCGGCGAGGTATGGACGCTGTCGCCAATCGCAGTGCGAACATCCTTGAGCAGATCGCACGGACCCAAGTCCCATGCGTTGAACTTCGGGTTGTCCGACATCGCGCGCTCGACGCGACGTAGCAGGGCGACCAGTTCTGACTTTTTCATGGCTTGCTCGCTTTGTTCCTATCCGCTGCTAACTGCAGGGCGATCCTGACGCCCAAGGAGACGTTCCCTGCGCCGATCTGCTTGGCCTTGGCCTCGTCAGCCGGGAGCATGTAGAGCGTCACCTTGCGCCCCCTAGACGACCCGGTGAGGGGCCGCCCGCCCTTATTCGCGGTTGCAGGCGATTTCATAGATCGCCTGGAAGGGCGTCAAACCGCTGTTCCGGTAATACTCCATCATTGATTCCGGGTAGTCGTGATGCACGGCCGCGAACAGCCGGTCTCCACGGTTGGCAAAGGCCGCGTCCTCGCGCGCCATTCGGTTCACTTCGGCGGTGTATTCGGTGAGCGTCATTTTGCCTTCTCCCGGCAGGGACATCCTGCCTATGGGATGTATTATCCAGATATATCCGTACATGTCAACACCTATTTAGCAGCCGTGTCTCCGTCCGTATGCCTCGGGGACTCCCGATCCGCGATGCTCTCCGGCTCGTTCGTCCCGGTCTGCCAGACGATGAAGTGGCTGGCCTCCAGTTCCTGAATCAGCCGCGCCCTGGCGAACCGCTGGGCCTCCTCCTCTGTGTCGGCGTCCACGTCGATGAACGTGTCTGACAGGAGCGCACGGAACTTGTGGCGGAGGAGGGTCACGGTTGCACCTCTGAGGCTCCATCAGTGCTGTACTCCCAGTCCCACCAACCCTCGTAAAAACAGCATCGGTAGTCGCCGCGCCGCCAGATGTATTCCAGCCAGCGGCAATCGTGGTCCGCGACTCTGACCGGACGCCACGCAAACCAAAGGTGCCACTTCCCGAGCCGGGCTTTCTTCTCGCCCCACGTCTCGCCGCAGTCCCACTTCATGGCTGCACCTCGTTGGATGTAGGAGTGGTTACATCGTTCGGCAGCACATGCCGGTGGCAGGTCATCTTGTAACCCGTCGAGTGAGGTGTCCCCATGGACGAAATCTGTTCGCAACCCTCCGCGTCGCACAGCCCCTCGAACCCATCGCACATCTTGCAGTTCGGGCAGCCCTGGATTTCGTAGACCGGCTCCCACGGGTTCGGGGCGACCAGAAGTTGCGACTCCTTCCCGATCCAGTGACACGCCTCGCATCGAACGCGGCGGTCCTGGCAACTGGTGTAGGTGACGCTCATGCGACACCGTCCTTGATGTCCCCTGTCAGTCGGGCCTTGATGCTCGACCAGCGGGGCTCATCCAAGTCGTTGACCTCGACCACGCAGATGCCGCCGACGATCTCGCCGTTCAGGCAGAATGGGTCCGTGAACCCACGCCGCACATCCTCGATGACCGTCGTCCTCGGAACGCCTAAGAGTCGGGCGACTTCCCCGGCGTCGATGTACCGCTTTGCGGGCCTAGTGTCTAAGAGCGTTCCACGTGGAACGTCTTTGGATTCAGTAACTTGCGATTCTGGCATGGCTCCCTCTTAATCAGTAGGTCGGGGGTTCAAGTCCCTCACGGCCCACCACTTTTCCGGGGTGGTTGTCTAAGGTTCTAAGGTCTATCTAAGACCGCTGACTCTCTGGCGACGTACGTATACGGAGAGCATCCCATGTCCGTGTCCCAGAATATTTCCTGCGGCGTCACTAGCGGCCTTGGCTCGGATATCGTGAAAGTGCCAGCTAGCTCGAAGCCGCTTCCACGCCGTCTGTAAGCCGCCCATAGTCCAGGGCTCTCCAAAGCGATTAGTAAGAACGTGTCCTCCTGCCCGTCGAGCTTGGCGGTGACGGCGCGGGTCTGCGGGGCGGGCGGCGATAGACTCTTGCCGAGCAAGTCCACGGCTGACAAAGAAGCGGAGAGCTTCAGTCCACCCGACGATGCGGAGCTTTCCCGTTTTCGCTTCATTGATGTGAATTCCATCCTCTCGCAAATCCTCGCGCCTCAAGGCGCGCAGTTCGCCCTGACGGGCACCAGTGAGCAGGGCCAGCGCCAAAACGTCCTGTAGCGGCTCTGGCGCGGCCTCAAAGGCTTCTAAGAATTCGGCGTCCGAGACGTACCGGCGGCGGGGCTGTTCCTTGTTCCGCCGGACCCCACGGCAGGGATTGCCGTTCGCCCAGCCCTGACGCATGGCGAACTCGTAGGCCGAACTCAGCACGGCGCGCTCCCGGTTCCCCATGTGCGGGTGGCCGTCGCGTTTCCGCTTTTCGAGGTACTGCGCGACGTGAGAATGCGTGAGCGCGACGATGGGCATCCCGCCGAAGTGGTGAGCCAGCCGGGTGTCGGCAATGCGCTCATATTCTAGGCGCGTTCCGTCGGTGACTTCCGCGGAGGGCAGGTAGACCGCCAATAGCTCCGAGATCGTATGGGGAGGTTTGCCCGTAGGTGTTTCGCGCAGGGCTCGGCGTAGTGCCGTCAGTCCCTCGTCCACCCTGGTCAGCGCGATCCAGCGGTTTCGCACGACGCGATACCACCGGCCGTTTTTCTGGTAGACCCCCTTCGGGATCGTTGAGCGTGAATCCGTCATCGGCAGCACGCTGCAACTTTCGGTTCAGTGCGTCAAGGGTCGTGAATGGCTTGCCGTCCGCGTCCCTGATGTAGGACACCCCCTCGCGCTTCAGCCACGCCTTGACGGCCGTGGGCTTGGTAAGCCCCGACAGGCGCTGCAGCTTTGCGAAGGTGAGAATCACAGAGGACTCTAGGTCCGCTGCTATGCCGCAGACCGCTGCTGCTTGGCGAGTCTGTCGTACAGGACGACGTTCACGCAGGCGGCGAGGTTCATGCAGTATTTCGTCGGCACCTGGACCGACCACTTACAGCGGTCCGTGATGGCCTTGCCGAGCGTGCCGTCCTCGGGGCCGAAGATGTAGAACGCCCGCTCCGGGTGCGTGAAGTTCACGAGGTTCTTCGCGTTCGGCACGAGGTCCACAGCGACCGGGATGCAGTCGTATGGCACGGCCTCGAACACGTCCTCGATCCGCAGGACCGGCATATGCCGATAGGACTTCTGCGTGTCCGTGGGGAGCCGCCCCATGTACCGCTCGGGACGGTGGCCGCTGATCGCCACCAGCGCGGCGTCGTAGCAGCCAGCGGCACGCAGGACGCTGCCCACGTTCGCGCCGTTCTTCGGGTTCACCAGACCAATAGCCGCAAAGCCTCTCACTGCTGCGCCCTCTGTATGGCGAGGCTCAAAGCGTTCGCCGCCTTGGCCTTCGCGTCGAGTAGTTCCTTCTCCAACTTCGCCACTCTCTCGCGGGCCGCGATCACTTCCGGGTCGCGGTCCACGATGGGCTTGATCGTCTGTTCGTAGTGCGTTTGCACACCGGACCTCGGTTCAGTGGCTCACGGCGGGATTGCTGCCGCGCCGGTTGTTGCAGCGTCTGTGCGCGAGCATCAGATTGTCCTGAGTGCGCCCGCCGCCTTCGGACTTACGCTGCCGTGATCCCACGTCGGCGCGAGGGCGTGGTTCGGGTGAACGTCCCAGCGCATCGGTTGCCCGCACAGCCAGCACTTGCCTTGCTGCGCGATGAAGAACTTCTCGCGGTTGCGGGCGTCGTGCTTTTTCTTCGCGACGCTCACGGTCACTTGCACCGCTCGATGCGTTCGCGCCAGCCAGCTTCGATTTTGTCGAGTTCGCGGCGCAGATAGGACAATTGCCACGGGGCCTCAATCGCAATGATTGCCTCGTGAAACTCGCTGCCGGTCCAGTTGCGAATCGTAACCTTCGCATCTGCCCACCCTGGCGTTGCAGTGATAACGCCGTCTGCCGACAGCCGGATTCGGCGTGTTTTTTCTTTACTCACTTTGTCACTCTCCGCTGTTCTTGAACATTCGGACGTAGGGCTCTCTGACGCCCAGTAGCGCAGCCGCCGCGTTCAGTTGGTCGCAGTAGTGCTTGGCGTCCTCGCGGTGCGCGAAGTATTGCCGCTGCTCGACGCTCTCGTAGTGGAACGACCGCCACTTCGGCACGCGCCAACTGACGACCCACATCTCGACGGCGTCGATCTCTTTGGTCGCGCCCGTCGGCACCAGTAGCTTTTTGAGTTGCGGTAGCACAGCGGATTCCTAGGACTCGGTTACTTCGATCCGCGCCAGCCGAACAGCCGGTCCACGATGTTGATCGTCGCGCCGCCGCCCTCGCATCGGTACGTCCGCACCGACCCGTTGACGAACACGACCGGAACGCCGTGATCCTTCGCGGCACGGAAGACTTGGTTGAAGAAGTCCCGGCCGTAGAACAGCGGCACCTTAACGACGGTCACATCAGGGTCTTTCATGGTTCTCTCTCTCAGTTAACAGCGGACCGTTAGTCGGCTTGCTCAAGCAGGTCCTCGACCGCTTCTTTCTCCGTCGCGCCGTAGCCGACGGGGTCGAGGCTGTAATACCCGTCCTGGTCACAGTCGGCGTCGTAGTCGTCAAAGTGCGCGGACCAGTCGAAACGTCGATCGGGGATCGGCGGACAGATGCGCGTCGTAACGATGTTGCGTCCGTTCATATGTTGCCTCGGCGTTGATTCGCCTGAATCGTTCTCCACGTGTCGATGACGATGGCTTCCGTCGCGCGCTTGTTCCGCAGGGCCTCGTAGGCTTGCAGCGTGTCGAAGTACTCGCTCATCGCGGTCTCGTAGTCCTCGGAGGCCCCGGCTTCCGCGCTGCGGTCTGCCACCGATCCAGAGAGACGCTTGAACATTGCGTCCTTGATCGCCTTGGCCTTGAACTCCGCGCGCTCCATGTTGGTTCGCAGGTACGCGCACCGCTCGTCTGTCGTGGCTAAGAACGTCAGCGCCTTGTGGAGCCGGTCGTCGTCAATCATGGCTAGAACGGTATTGAGTCATCGAAGGGCGCGTCATTGACCGGCGCGGAAGACGGCGGGGCGGCGGCAGTGCGTGGGGCCTGCGCCTCACCACCGAAGAACTTCTCCCCGGTCTGCCCGTTGGTCTTGACCCAGTACGAGAGATAGATCGGGCCTTTGTTGCAGTACGGGCAGGTATCGACCTTGCCCCGGTACTCGGGCTGTCGTTCGTTCTCGCGCCGGTCGTTCTTGCCGACGGTTGTGTTGATCTTGCTCATGCCACCACCGCCTGCGCCGCCTTCGCGGCATCAATGATCGTTTTGGACCAAGACCGCACGTCGCTGGGCAGCAAGTCCCAAGCGTTGCGGTATGCCTCCTCGCCCTCGGCGTGGAGGTCGAGATGAAGCTGCCACAGCTTTTTTGTGTCCTTCTTTTGGAAGGCGGCCTTGAAGTTACTGGCGTACAACTGCGCCGAGATGGTCGCGTCCGTAACGCCCATCGGATCGTGAACGCCGATGCCCGTGGCTGCGCCGGGCTTGCCGGTCGCCTGATTGGCGTCGTCGTCCTCGTCGCCCACCACGTTCGCGACCGCCATCAGGTGATAGCGCCGGGCGTAGGTCGCCGCAGAGCCGAATCCCTGCGCGTCACCCTTGCTGACGGGCATCTCCAGCGGCCCGAAGGTCAACGCCTCACCAGAGCCGTGGTAGAGCGACGTGGTGCAAGCCACACGCCCGCCTTCGGTGGTGTAGACGTTCTGGATGCAGGCGATGCCGTGCTTCGACAGGACGGGGATGACCGCATCGCGAACTGCCGCCAGCGAGGCAAACTTGTTCTTGAAGTGCGGGTTCGTCTTGTCGAACCTGGGGTTGGACATCTCGCCCTGCGCCTTGGCGAGGGCTTCGGCCAGTTTGCCGGTGGTGCCGATGACTTCCATTTACATGCCCATCCTTGATTTGAAGCCGTTGCGGTTGATCTTCCGGTGACGCTCGGCGACGCAGTCATAGTTCGGGCGACTGCGGTCGATAACCCTCACCAGCTTTCGCAAGCCGATGAACACCCAGATGAGCGCCACAGCGATGATGAAAGAGCCGAGGATTGCTTCAGCC